GGCCAGCGCTTCCTTCACGTCGTTGGCGACCGAGAAGCCGGGCATCGGCACGACGCTGTCGCCGATCGAGCCCGCGCCCGTCACCTCGACGATCGAGGTCAGGCCGCCGATGAACGTCTCCTTCTGGATCACGCCCGGCTTGGCAAGCAGTCGGCCACCCGAGTTGACGCGGATGGAGTCCACCCACTTGCTCATCAGCGCGTTGATGCGTTGCTGGTGCGCGATCCACTGCTCCATAATGGGCCGCGGGTAGTAGCTCGGATCGGTCGAGCCATCGCTCACCCGCACGAACGGGATCGTGCCGAAGAGGAGCGGCATCGGCCCCGTCACCACGGCGTTGCCCACGATCACGCACTGCATCCCCTCGGGCAGGAGCTCGGGGTGCTTATCGACGTAGACCGTGTAGCGCTCCACCACATCCGCGTTCCGGAGGCGGTCCGCCTCGTAGGGATTGGAGAGCGACATCGTCCAGTTGGCCAGAGCGCCGTTGTCGCCAAGCGAGTCGCCGCCATCGCTCAGCGCGACGGTCGATTCACCGCCCGCGGCCACCGCACCCGTCGAGCCGTAGCGCTGGGCCGCTTCCTGCGCGGGGATTACCTCACGCAGGATGACGTAATACGGCCGCTTAGTGGCCGTCGCGTTCGCTGAGACGCGGAACTGCTCGACCCGCACCACGTCGGTCTTGAGATCGCCGAGCGGCTTCTGCATCCCAGCCTCGCCCATCGCCTCGTCCCACGGCCCCGCATCGGGGTCCCAGAAGACGTGCAGGCCAGAGATGCCATCGGTCTGCGCCCAGTAGCAGGCCTCGTGGATCACCTTGCCCATCGCCTGCGACTCATACGCAAACTCAAGCGCCGCCTGCCGCGCTTCGGCCTTGCGCTGATCGTCGGGGTCCAGCGTCATCGGGTTGATGCTGAAGCCGGGGCGTTGCTCGGTGATGATGTGCAAGCGCTGGTCGAGCGCCTTGTCGATCAAGTTGTAAACGATCCGGCTTGACTCGGTCGGGCGGACAGGCTCACGCCACGGCCCGAGTCCGGTCGCGCTCACCCACTGCTGGCCTGCGCGGAACAAGCGGTTCCGCTCGACCAAGTGCATATGCGTCTCGATCGCCATCCGCCGCTCACCCCAGCGGTTGCGGACCCAGTCCACCCACTGCTGGGGATCGTCGCCGTCGTTGTCCTCGGCCAACGGGAAGTCGTCGCCATACAGCGCCCGGCTTAAGGCCCGGAGCTCGGCATCTCGCGGCAGGGTGATACGGGCCGCGGTCTCGAGGTCGTTGATCGCAACCTCCTCGTTGGCGCGTTGCCCGTTGGCGTCGATGACGATCGTGCTGACCCCGCTCGAGGCGGCGACATACGGCTCCGCGGCACCCGGCACGTCGTCCTGCTCGGGCTCCTCGCCGTAGTCCACGTCCTCCATCTCGACCTCGGTCTCCTCGTCGCCCGGCACTTGCGCGGCGAGCTCGCGGAGGAGGGACTCGTAGTCAGGGTTCAGGTTCGGGATGGTCATCCGAGTTCTCCGATGCCGAGCGCACGGCGCACGAGGTTCCACTTCTGCGCGTCAGGCATTGACGCATCCTGCACCTTGACGTACCGCTCCTTCGCCGTCTGGAGCACCTGCTCCTGCGCCCACTCCTCCGACTCCCGCATCGCCAGCGCGACGATGTCGTCCGGCACGACCACGTCCTGCTCGGTCAGCGCCACTGGCGGATAGCGATGCGCCCACCAATCGCGCAGGACCCGCTCACCTCGGACGAGCGCGAAGACCACCACGCCAGCCCAGACGAGATGGGTCACTCCACCGCCTGCGGCTTCGTCTCGATCGGCTGAAGCGCCTTCAGCGCCTCGATGCCACCAGCGACCTCGTGGTACGGGCGGCTGGACAGGTACGCAAGAATCTTCTCGAGCAGGTCCTGCGGAATCGCGAAGGTCGGCATAGCTCCGTGAGGTTATGGGCTTAGAGCCCGTTGTACTCAGCGACGGTGAAGGTCGCCGAGGTGGTCGCACCGATCGTGATCTTGACCTGCGCGTACTGCTCGCCCTTGAGCGTGGCGCAGGTCGAGGTCTGCAGGGTCTCCGTCGTCAGCGAGCCGTCGCTGGTGAAGCCCGTCTTCGTGGTCCACGTCGAGGGCGCGGTGAAGTCGCGGATCGTGTAGAGCGTGTCGTTGGCCGAGCTCACGGTGCCAGCGGCGAAGGTCGCCTTGAGATGCACCTCGACCTCGCTCACCATCCCGGCCAGCGGGACGAGGCAGATGTAGTCGCCCGCGACGGTCAGCGCCCCGGCATCGACCAGCTTGGTGCCGATCAGCCCGTTGGCCGCGGCGGAAGGGACGCTGGTGAGCACGAGCAAGCCCTGCCCGTTCCACGCCGCCTGCTGGTACTTCTTCTCGGTCGAAAAGACCGCGGTCTCGTTCGCCATCGGTTAGGCCTCTGTGAGTAGGAGCAACAGCTTCTTCCGCCGAGCGGCGGCAATTGCGTATGGCATAACACCCTCCAAGTCAATCCCGAATATACACCGAAGCAGGGGAAGCGCAAGAGCGGAGCTCATAGCACCATCCCACCTGCCACGTCCCGGTAGTCCTCCGCGGTGCCGGGGACGTAGAGCGTCCAGTCGCCGGGGTCCTTGCCCTCCTCGCCGATCCCGCGGTCCGGGGCAGGCTCGCTGACCAAGTACGGCAGGCTGGCCAGTGCGTAGCGGAGCGCGTCGGCCCCGTCGTCCCCGCCCTCGCCCCGCTCGTCGGCGTCCCGCTTGAGCGGCACGTTGGGACGCTTGGGATCGGGCACCAGCCCCTGCAGTTCGCGGAGCAGGCGACGGGTGCCGATCGTGTCCACGAACCGCAGGCGGTCGTTGGTGATAAGGCGGCGGAGGACCTTGGCCCCTGCCTCGCGGTCGATGCTGGCCTTGGACAGCGCCAGCCCGTAGCCGTCGAAGATGTCGGCCACGGACTCGGGGCTGGCCGTGTGGGCCTGCCGCATCGCGAAGGCGTCGTGCCCCGCATAGACCCGCTTGGCGCAGGCCGATGGGACGCGGCCCTCGTTGCCGGGCAGGGCAAGCTGGGCGCGGATCGAGGCGGCTTGCTCGTGGTCCTGCTCGCGGTGCAGGTAGAGCGCGTCCAAGACGTAGACGTGACGACCGTCGTCCACGACAGGCACCCAGACCGCGGGGTGGGCATAGCCCCAGTCGTAGCCGGACCACGCCTGCCACCAGTCGGGCAGGTAGGTCGGCAGATGGTCCCGCGGCACGACGTAGTCCTCGAGGCTGGCGAGCTCGGGGTAGAAGCTGGCCCCGCTGGCGGTGAGGCTGGCGTCGAGCTCCTGCTGAGCGTGGGCCGATCCAGCGGGGTACTCGGCGCGGAGAAGCTGGATGTCGTGCTGGCTGAGCTTCGGGTTGGACTCGGTCGGGTGGTGCCAGTGCCGCCAGCCGTCGCGGCCAGCGTCCACCTGCAGGCAGAGTCGGTTGAAATAGCTGGGCGTCTGTCGTGCCGCGTTGCCGTCCCAGCCTGCGGAGGGCGTGGAGACGACGATCAGCCAGCCGCCCTTGTCGAGCAGGGCAGGGAGCACGACAGCGCTGAGCGCATACTCGAGGTCCAGATACGCGGCCTCGTCGATCACGACGCCATCGAGCGATCGACCGCGCAGGTTGTCGATGCTTTCGGCAGAGCGGAGCTCGAGGGAGCCCAGCCCCGCGAATGCGACGCGGCGATCGGTCTCGTGCAGGGCGACGCCCGGCAGGCCAGCCAGCCGCGGCTTGATCTCTTCGCGCCAGATCGCTCGAGACTGCGGGTAGTCGGGGGTCAGCCAGACGACGTTGCCGCCGTGCAGAGCGCCGACGTGCTTCCCCTTGCCGTGGCCCAGCAGGGCGGCGATCAGAGCCGCTCGCGACTTCCCCGTGCGGCGTCCGGCCCGCCAGACCTTGAACCGATCGGGCGCATCGAGGACTTCGCGCTGGTGGGGGAGTGCCGCAGGCAGGAAGAGCGTGGACACCGCCGCGGCTTACTCCGAGCGGATCACGACGTTCAGCGTCTGCTCGCCGCTGTTCTCGATCGCCTGCCGCTCGCCGTACTCCTTCGGGCGACGCTTGGCCGCGGCCCACTTCAGCGTGTCCACCTTCAGCCGATCCGCGGAGTAGGTCTCGTTCGTCGTCTCGAGCGCGATGCGGATCGCTTCCTCCGCGAGCGCGTCAGCGGCTTGGTGCTTCGCGTGTGCGTACATCGTTCGCGCAGTGTCGTCTTCCGCGGTCCACCGCCAGACGGTTGGTGCGCTGATCCCTTCCGCTTGCGCGGCGGCGGCGGCGAGCTCACCGCGGCTGATTCGCTCACAGATACGGCGCATGACATCGAGCCGGAACTCGATGTGCGCGGCGGACTTCGCAGGCGGGGCGGTCTTCGCTTTTGCCATAGGCCGAACATATACCGAACTAGAGCGAGACGCAAGCGAGCGATCGGGCCAATACCGAACAGATTCCGAAAGAAAGATTAAGAGTTGATTAAGATTGCGTTATAGGTCTGGCGGCACGACGGGGGGGTTTCTTAACGTCTCACCTGTACAGCACGACGCTGTACGACACTCACACACAGGGAGCTAACGATGAAGGTTCACTACAATGGCATCTTCGGACTGGTCTGCAACACGAACCGTACCCGCCGCACGTCGCATACGAGCCGGATTACGACGGACATCGACAAGGTGACGTGCCTCGCTTGCCGCAAGTGGTACCGCCTCGACGGGCGGGATAAGGCGGAGTATGAGGCGTATGTCGCGGAAGTCTACGCCAAGCGGGCGGCATTGCAGGCGCAGGTATAACAGGCCGAAACCGCCTTCGGGCGGTCTCTGGGTGAGGCCCAGACTGACGAGGCCAGCACGTCTCACACACACAGGGAGATGCAAATGTCGCTCAATTGGAACGCCGAGAAGGTCCCCGCCAAGATCCGCGAGCAGTACGCCAAGGATCTGGAGCGGGCCATCTGGAACTCGATGGTCATCGGGATCCCCGCGATCACGGAGAAGAACCTCGCCGAGGCGATCCACCGCACCCGGCTCTGGGAAGAGATCAACGGCGCGACCCGCTACTCGGCGGATGGCCGCACCGAGATCTACCTCTGGAAGAGCCTGCACCTGTTCGTCGGGCTCAAGACCAACGCCGTGCGCCGGACCCGGACTCAGTTCCTGCGCCTGCTCTGGGACAACTCGATCGAGTACACGCAGGTCCGGCTGGACTTCCTCGCGACGGGGAAGATGACCCTGCCGATGATCGCCGCCTGAGCAGGCCGAAACGCCTCCAGCACGACGGGGGCGTCTCGCGGTGAGTGCCGCGACTGACGAGGCCAGAATGCCGACACACAGGGGGCTGGAATGTTGAACGTGGAACTATCCGAGCTACAGAGCTTCGAGCGGGGCGACCTGACGCCCGAGGAGATCATCGATCTCTTCCAGCGGCTGATCGACGGGGGCCT